CAAGATGCTGCAAGACGTGTCTAAGTCTATGGAAGTCCAAGACTTAGAGCGCAAGAACTACGAAGCGCAGATCAAAGCGTTTGATGCTGAAACCAAACGTATCTCAGCCGTCCAAGCCGGCATGACCTTTGAGCAAATCCAAGACATTGTGCAAGGCACCATTGCCGCTGCGTTGGATACGGGTGATCTAATTGGTGGCGCCCCCCAGCGCGAGCAGTTTGAAATGCCTGATATGCAACAAGGCATGATGCAGCCACCTATGGATCAAGGGATGCAGCAACCACCGCCTGAACAAATGATGCAACAACCTCCGATGGAGCAGCCACAATGAAGTGCAATGAATTCGTAGGTATGCTGTTTTTGGCGCGTGACGTTGTGCATTCGGTACACCTAAACACACGCTCTTACGCCAAGCATAAAGCCTTGCAAAAGTTTTATGAAAACATCATTGATTTGGCTGATTCTTTTGCTGAAGCCTACCAAGGCCGTCACGGTTTGATCGGGTCAATCGGTCTACAATCGGCTAAAAAAACCACTAACGTGACCGAGTTTTTGCAAAACCAACTCGAAGAGATTGAAGAGTCTAGGTACAAGGTGTGCGCTAAAGATGACGCGCCACTTCAAAACCTGATCGACGGCATTATTGAATTGTATTTAAGAACCCTATACAAATTACGTTTCCTTTCGTAAGGCTTAATCATGGCAAATTACACATACATTACTGCTTCTAAACAAATTAAAGTTGGCGCGGGTAAGCTTAAAGGCATTTTTGTAAGTGCTGCTTCAAGTACACCTACGATCACCATTTATGACGTGCAAACTGGTACCGCAACCACAATGGTTGGGGTGTTTACGCCAGTTGGGGCAACGTATTACCCAATGGGTAATTACGATGGAATGTTTTTTAATCAAGGTTTAAATGTGGTAATTAGCGGCACGGTCGCCGCAACTGTTGTTTACGAATAATTCCGTCATTAACAGGAAATATTGTGTTTAAGTATATGGGGGTTTTAAATGACGGTTAATCTTTCTAGTCTAGCTGGCGCTGCCGCGCAATTTTTTGATGATAATGGAGTTATATTATCCGGCGGTTTAATCTATACATATGTAGCCGGAACCACAACGCCGGCAACAACATATACTAGTTTGACAGGATTAGTTGCTCAACCAAACCCAATTGTTTTAAACGCTGCTGGTCGAGTTCCAACCGGTGAAATTTGGTTAAATGACGACTCAACATATAAATTTATTGTAAAGACTTCACTAGGCGTTCAGATTGGGTCTTATGACAATGTGCCTGGCATAAACGATTTCCCGCCAATTTACGCCGATCTGTCTAATACTTCAAACCCAACGCTAGGCGATGCCTTAGTAGGGTTTAGACAAAGCAATTCGTCAGGAAATTTAGCTAACTCTGTAGGTCGCACGGTTCATCAAAAGCTACAAGAATTAATTAGCGTTAAAGATTTTGGTGCCGTTGGGGATGGTCTTACTAACGACCTGACTGCAATACAAAACGCTATTGCTGCGTTATCCGGTGGTGGCACGTTATATTTCCCTGCGGGCAATTATTTTGTTACCGGCAAAATTGAGATTACCGCTAACGGCGTTAGCATTTTAGGTGATGGTCGAGGTGCTACAACAATCACAACAAATGCGTTAACTGGCGATATTATTGCTGTAGGTAGCAGCATTAGCATTACAAGATCAAACACTATTTCTAATTTAACGATTAATAGTGTTGTTGCTAGGACAGACGGTGCTTCAATTCACGTTGCTGGTGCAAAAGCAACAACAATTGATAATGTTGAAATTAGAAACGGTTTTGACGGAATTAGGGTAACAAGTTATGGGAATCAAGCCCAAACTGTTATCAACAATGTACTGATAGAAAATAGTACGTTTTTTGGTCGTGGCATGGTATTTGGCGAAACTAATAATGTTTGTAACGAAGTTTTTATTACGCAAGTCACTATTGCCGATTGCTGGGATGGCGTAAAGTTTTTTCTGTGCAGCGGATTTTATTCAAGCAATGTATCAATCTATACATCACGAAATGTTGGTGTAGCAATGGAGCCTAGTTTAGGCCAGTCAATCTACGGTTTACAGTTATCTAATTGGATTTCAGATAGCAGCGCAGTCGATGGTTGGTTTATTGGTGGGTTAGGAAAAACTGCGGAAGTGTTTTTAAACAATTGTTACGCATCTTCAAATGGTCAAAATGGTTTTCATCTTTTTGTTGGAGTTGTATTAAATACAATTTCTTTAAATGATTGCATTGCAAAAAGAAATGGTCGAATTGGTATGCTGATTAATAATGGCGTAAATATAAACATTAATGGCGCATTTTGTTCTAACAACTCAATAAGTGCTATTAATGTCTACGATGGGTTAGTAATTGGGCCAACAGCTAGGCGTATCTTTATAAACGGTGGGTATTTTGGATTGGGTACTTTTGACGAAGCATTTGGTAATATCAATTATCAGCGTTATGGTCTTGGTGTAGAGGCAGGTGCAGATTATTACAGCGTAATTGGAACAAATGCTTTTGACAACCAAACCGGGGGGTTTAATAATTTAACGGATAACGGCACAACCAAAATTGCCCAAATCAATACAAGTTTTTAGTATTTGCGCGTTTGTGTTGCGCGTAAATAACGTAAGTAATATACTAAACGTACTGGTGCGATCCACCAGGACTCCTCGGAGTAAACCATGTCAGAAGAAGTAAGTTCAGCGGAAGTACCCGCGCCGGAATTGGAAACTACGGTAGCCCCAATCTCTGAAGTACAAACGCCGGAAGAAGCGCCCAAGACATTCTCGCAAGAGGAACTTGATGCCGCCATTGGTAAACGACTCGCAAGAGAGCAACGAAAGTGGGAAAGAGAGCAGTCACAACGTAGTCAGCCTTCGGCTGCACCTGTTGTTCCTCCTTCTGCTGACCAATTTGGAAGTGTTGAAGAGTATGCCGACGCATTGGCAACTCAGAAAGCCCATGAATTAGTTTCCAGACAGCGGGAGCAACAAGAGCAATCGACAATTATTGAGGCTTACCACGATAAGGAAGAGGAAGTACGCAGCAAGTATGATGACTTTGAACAAGTCGCCTACAACCCCAATCTTCCAATTACTACTGTGATGGCTCAGACGATCCAAGCGTCCGATATTGGCCCCGAAGTGGCTTATCACTTAGGTTCCAACCCAAAGGAAGCCGAACGTATCTCGCGCTTGACGCCCATTATGCAAGCCAAAGAGATCGGTAAACTTGAAGCCAAATTGATGGCTGATCCACCGGTCAAACGCACTACTAACGCGCCAGCACCTATTTCACCTGTTTCAGGCAAAGGCTCAAGCAGTCCAACGTATGACACCACCGACCCACGCTCTGTGAAGTCGATGACTACGTCAGAATGGATTGAAGCCGAACGTCAGCGCCAAGTGAAAAAGTGGGAAGCCAAAAACCGCTAACTTATTTTTAAGGAATTATCATGGCAAACAGTATTCTAACCATTGACATGATCACACGGAAGTGCCTCGAAATTCTTGAGAACAACCTTGTGATCAGTCGCAACGTCAATCGTCAGTATGACGATTCATTCGCCATCGAAGGCGCAAAAATTGGCTCGACCTTGCGTATTCGCTTACCTGACCGCGCTTTGGTCACCGACGGCGCCGCCCTGCAAGTTCAGGACGACAATGAGCAATTTACAACCTTGACCGTGTCAAGCCAAAAGCATATCGGCGTGAACTTCACCTCTGCCGAGCTCACCATGCAATTAGATGACTTTGCAGAACGCGTTCTCAAACCTCGCGTAAGCCAGTTGGCATCAAGCGTTGACGCTGACGTAGCAACTGCCTACAAAGCCATTTACAACTCGGTCGGCACACCAGGCTCAACTCCTTCAACGTCTTTGGTTCTGCTTCAAGCTAACCAAAAGCTCAACGAGTTTGCAACGCCTATGGATCAACGCTACGCAACGGTTAACCCCGCTGCTAACGCCGGTCTGGTTGAGGGCATGAAAGGTCTGTTTAACCCAACCGGCACTATCAGCCGCCAGTTCAAAAACGGCATGATGGGCGAAGGCATTTTGGGCTTAGACGAGATCAACATGAGTCAGTCGATTGTGCAACACACAACCGGCGTGACACCTGTCGCCCCTATCGTAGCAACTACCGTTGCGGCTCAAGGTGCAACGACTCTGGCCATTAGTTTCACAAGCGGCTCACCTACGTTCAAGATTGGTGATATTTTCACTATCGGCAGCGTGTTTGCTGTTAACCCACAGACCCGTCAAACAACTGGCTCGCTGCAACAGTTTGTCGTAACCGCTGACGTAACTGTTTCGTCAACGACTACAGCAACTCTAACTGTTCAACCACCTATCTTTACCTCTGGTCACGCTTTGGCTACTGTGAATTCGTTCCCAGCCGCTAACGCCGTGTTGACGTTCTTGGGTGGTTCAGCAACTGCATACCCACAAAACTTGATCTATCACAAAGATGCAATCACGTTGGCGACTGCTGACTTGCTGTTGCCACAAGGTGTGGATATGGCTTCTCGCCAAGTGCATAACGGTATTTCGCTGCGTATCGTGCGTCAGTACGATATTAACAACGACCGTATGCCTTGTCGTGTGGACGTTTTGTACGGTTTTAATGCAATCCGTCCTGTCACAGCCGTCCGACTCTGGGGCTAAACAAATGGGGGCTTATGCCCCCGTTTCTAATCTTTTTTAAGGAAATCTATCATGGCACTCCCTAATGGCGCTGGTGGCTATCAATTTG